CTGGTGGTGGAGGTGGAGGCATCTATCGAACTACAAGTGGCGCAACATCTGGAACTGGACAAGCAGGTGGAGGTAATGGAGGAGTTGCTTTTGGCGCAGACCTTGTATCTGTAAGCCCTACAAACGCAACTGCAAACAGCGGTTCCGGTGGTGGAGCGCAAGGTACCTTTACTGCAGCAGCAGCCAACGGCGGCTCTGGGATTGTAATAGTTAGGTATGCAGCATAATGGCACATTTCGCAGAAATAGACGAAAACAATATTGTCATTAGGGTTCTGGTAACCAATAATGACGAGCCTAATGAAGGCTACGACTGGCTGGTTGAAAATCTAGGTGGCACTTGGATTCAAACAAGTTACAATCGCAAAATAAGAAAAAACTTTGCTGGTATTGGTTTTAACTACAATCAAGAACTCGATGCGTTTATACCCCCATCTCCTTTTGATTCTTGGACACTAAACGAGCAAACTTGTCAATGGCAATCACCAACAACTTACCCGACTGACGGCTTTACTTACCTCTGGAATGAATCAGAACTAGCTTGGGAGCTTGCAGACTTTGCGGAGTCTAACTAATGGCTGAGGAAACAACTGGGGTACGCATAACCCAGCAAGCAATCTACGCCAAGCAACTTGAGCATGGGGAAACCCTTGTTGCAATCTTGGAAAAGCTGAATCACCTGGATGAAGTACCAGCCCGACTCAGAGAGGTTGAGCTGACACTAGCTCGGCTTGCTTGGATCGAGCGCATTGCCTACGCAGGGCTGACTGCTGGTGTGACTGGACTTGCCTCTGCCCTTTTTAGTTTGCTGGTAAGATAGCAGTATGAGATTTCCATTTGATAAACCAATGCCCCGAATCAGCTCGCCCTTTGGATTTCGCTATCATCCCATAGAGAAAATCAAAAAGCACCACAACGGCGTGGATTACGCTGCTGCTGTTGGAACACCAGTCAAAGCTATTGCTGATGGCAAGGTGCTTTTCTCTGGTCCATCCACACTCAAGTTTGCAGATGGTGAACCTGCTGGCGGTGGCTACTTGGTCAAGCTACGCCACAAGATAGAAGGCAAGTGGATTACATCTGCTTACATGCACTTAAAAAAAGGCAGCCTTACAGCTCGCAAAGGTGACACAGTTCTTGAGGGTGAGATACTTGGACTATCTGGCAACACAGGCGAGTCAACCGGACCACACCTACACTTTGAGATCCAGCAGGGTAAAGATTACATCTGGACAACTAACGGCACACGCTACACCGAGCCAACAAGCTACATCAAAACACACATAGCATTGGAGAAAATAAAGTGAAAGCATTTATTGAAAGACTAAAAACCGAAGAGTCAATTAGACAGCTAAAGGCTGCACTCGGCTCATACCTTCGAGCTGCCCTTGCTGCTGTTGGAGCAATGTTGTTGGCAGGTATTCAGGACCCAAGCCAGATCACTGTTTCAGCTTTGCTTGCAGGTATCCTTGGCCCACTTATCAAAGCACTCGACCCTAACTCGGATGAGTATGGAATCGGTGCAAGACTACAGGCAGCAGTAAAGCCTACTGACCCTGATTCTGGCGAATAACACCTAAACAGCCCCCACAGGCTTCTACAGGGCTTTAGAGCCTTGGCAAGGGTATCAGTCTAGGCAGGGTTTGGCAGGGCTTGTGCGAGCCTTACAGCGTGTCAGTTTGACCTAAGCTTCTGTCTTTCCTCAGCAGTAGTGCCACCCCAGATACCAACCATCCCTGCTGATAGGGCATAGTCAAAGCACCTTGCCTTGACAGGACAGTCATCGCAGACTTCCTTAGCTACAGCAATCAGCTTCCTACGCAGGTACAGGTTTGGCTCATCCTCTGGAAAGAAACACTCAGGCAACTGACTACATTGAACACCGCCATTCTCAGCGATGGCGTGTTGCAATTCGATGTATTTTCTTTCCAAGTGTCTTGATGTCATAGGGTCAACTTAGACTAATCTCAACCTAAAAGGCAAACCCACGCCGAGAGAGTTAGCGTGGGTTGCCGGACAAGATGAAAGAGAGGGAACACCTTGCCAGTTTCTAAGCTACCAACCGAGATAAACGAGTTGCAGGATGCAGTCTTGCTAGGGGACTTTGCCAACGGCAGTCCTGAGTGGCATGAGCTACGCAACGAGCCAGGTGTAATTGGTGGCAGTGACATTGCCGCTTGTGCAGGGCTATCAAGTTGGACCTCACCCATCACACTCTGGGCCAAGAAAACAGGACAGATTCCTGATGAGGTCACACCGAACATGAGCATGAAGCTCGGCACAATACTTGAGGAACCAATCCTGCAACTGTTTGCAGATGAGCACCCTGAGCTAGAGATCATGACAACAGGAACTTGGGCAAACAAAACCTACCCTTGGATGCGAGCCAACCCAGACGGACTTTACAAAACCGCTGATGGTGAGTGGGGCATTGTCGAGGTTAAGTTCTCCAGGGACTATTGGACACAGGTGCCACAGAGTTATCGGGCACAAGTGCTCTGGTACATGAAGGTCTTTGGCATCAAGCAAGCCAAACTTGTAGCCCTAGCTGGGTCAAGCTACCAAGAGTATGACATTGAGTGGGACCAGTTCGAGGCAGATACTTTATTTGAGGCTGCTCTTAGATTCCGGCAAGCTTGCCTAGACTTCAAGATGCCTGACTGGGATGGGTCTAACTCAACACTAGAAACCATCAGAGCACTGAGCCCGAACATCGAGGAGGGCGAGGTTGACCTGGATGAGCTTGGGGTGCATTACTTCAACTCGGTCACAGACGCAGAGAAGGCTAACAAGCTAATGACAGACCTCAAGGCTAGAGTTATCAAAGCAATGGAAGGTAAGAAGCGAGGCATCATCTACGGCGAGCACTTGCTCAGTCTTAGATCAAGAGCTGGTGGAGCACCTTACTTGCACCATGAGAAGGGAAAGTAAATGGCACAGTTCAACCTAAGCGATTACGAAACAGTCGAGGAAAGAATCAGGCGATTCTACAAAGACAACCCTGATGGGAGAATCATCACCGAGAATCAGACCACGCTACAAGACCGACAGGTGAGCACTTGGGTTGTTTACGCTGCTGTCTATCTGACTAACGACAGAGAAGCTTTAGCAAGGGCAACAGGCTTGGCTTATGAAATTGACGGCGTTGGGATGGCTAACAAAACATCTGCACTAGAGAACGCAGAAACATCTGCCATCGGTAGAGCTTTAGCTAATGCCGGATACTCAGGCAACAAGCGAGCCAGCCGAGAAGAGATGGCAAAAGTTGCAAGGGATAAAAAACCAAGTGCAACTGCAAAAGACTGGCTGGCGATGTCAGCAGAATTAGGTAATGACCTTGATGGTTTACGCTTGCTATACAGCGAGGCCAAGACTGGTGGGGCTGACTTAGCAACGCTAGACAAGATCAAGGAAATTGCCAATGGACTATCAGGCTCAAAGGATTCTGCTTAGTTCAATACTCGAAGTGCAAGAGTGTCTGCAACAGCAGTTTCAGCGAGGGGAACTTGACCTTGTATCACAGCTTTGGCAACTACAACGAGAGAGAGCGAGAAGGCTAAGAGATGGAAATTATTACACCAGGCCACATAGTCCAGGAGCTTCAACGCATAACGCAGGAGATGGACAAGGGGGCTAATGCCCTCTATGACGCAGAGTGCAAGATGGTTGATGCTGAGTCGGCTTATGACAGGGCAGTATCTTTAGCCTTCATCAACAACGCTGGAACTGTTGCAGACCGGCAAGCTGTTGCTAAGTTGCAAGCAGTAGAGGAAAAGCTAAAGGCTGATCTAGCCAAAGCCGAATACAACAGGGTCAGAACCAAGCTAAAAACCCTGTCAGACCAAGCCACAATGATGGCAGTCATAAGCAAAAATGTCGAAATACAGTGGAAACACGCCTAGCTGGTAGCCTACTTGGGTGATTGCCGAAACCTGCTCATGTGGTGCCAAGTTCAAGACTGACGAGCCTAACCCGATTGTGCTAGTCAGAGAGTGGCGTAGAAAACACACTTGCCAAGAGCAAGACATTGTTGACACACCAACCAGCGGTTTATCTGATAACCAAATTGCTATGGGCTTCCAACCAGGTGAGATGCCAGCCAAGAAATACGACCCTTGGGGTGATGATGAACAAGAAAAGGTTTGACAAGTTCCTAGAGCGTGATAAGTGTTGCTGTCATTGTGGCACTACCGATGACACGCTGATCCCTCAGCATCGAGCTAACAGAGGCATGGGTGGCAGCAGATCACTAGACCGACCTAGCAACATTATTGTGATGTGCTCAGAGGCCAACGGCTTGCTTGAATCAAACTCTAGGTTTGCCGAGGTTGGCAGAGAGCTGGGCTGGAAGCTAGAGAGACACCAGGTGCCAGAGTTTACCCCTGTATTACTTGCTGACGGATACTGGCTTTTAGATAACGACTTCAACAAGACACCTGTGCCAGATAATGAGATTGAATACTTTTAGGGTGCTAAGGTAAAACCATAACTAAATAAAAAGACCCCCCTGAGAAAACTCAGAAGGGCCGATACCAACAGATCAGGTGTTGGCATCACTCAATTATAGTGTGCCGACTCATTAGAGAAAGGCACATTTTATGTTTAACTGGCAAAATAAAAACCTTACTGAGGTGCTGGCAATGTACGGCGGCAACATCTTTATGGCAGAGATGGATTATCAGGCTATGGGACTGGATAACGGCGAGTGGGTGATGCTGGTCAAAGAGGGGTACGATAACAAAGTCATTAGCCCAACTGTCATGATGCTGATGGCTGAGAGAGCAGCAGCAAGATGAGCAAAGCCAAGCCAGGTATCTTTAGAGGGAAACTGCACTTTGAGAGTCAGTTCACTCAGATCCACAATGCTTGGATTAGGGACCCAAACATTAGCTACAAGGCCAAGGGTGTATTGACTTATCTCTTGAGCCATGAGGTCGGCTACACAATTACTATTGGTCAGATTATTCGAGAGTCAGGCGATGGCAAGCAGTCTGTCCGGTCTGCCCTTGAGGAACTTATCAAGGCTGGGTACTTGGAAACTCAGAGAACTACCGATGAGCGAGGCTATAACGCTGGCCTTGCTTACTTCATCAAAGACCCTGCAATCCCTAAGTCCGAAAATCCAACTTTGGATAATCCAACTTTGGATAATCAGACTGCATTAGAAAACAACTTAACTAAGAAAACAATAAAACAAGAGAAACCAACTGATACTGGATTTGATAAGTTCTGGGATCTCTACCCAAAAAAGGTAGCTAAAGCTGATGCCCTAAAAGCATGGAAGCAAGTGCTAAAAAAGAAAACCGCTGATGAGTTGATTGCACTCACCAAGGCTTATTCCGAGAGTAAGCTACCCGACATGACCTACATTCCTTACCCTGCATCCTGGCTAAATAAAGAACTCTATGAAGCTGTTGAGCTCGACACAAATAAGCCATTGCCAAAGAGAAGGGTAGGACTAGAGCATGAATGACTTTGAGGTATCTGTCATTGGATCTATTCTGCTCACTAAGGGCAAGGCACTCGATGACCTAACTCTGGCTCCTGATGACTTCTCAGATCGAAGCAACGAGATTATCTACAAGACCATGTTAGAGATGAAGCACAACCGGAACCCGATAGATGTTGTCACAGTTGGGGCTAGATTGCCAAAGCTTGCCAGCTATCTGCATGACTGTGTGACTGCAACCCCAACCGCTGTGAGTGTTGGCTACTACGCCAGCAAGGTTGTCGAGGAAAGCACTAGACGCAGACTAAGTGCAACTGCTGCCATTATCAGCGAGTCTGCAAAATACGCTGACCCTAGCGAAGTGCTGGAGAAGGCCAAGAAAAGCCTAGACGGACTCATTGAGCGAAACATTGCAACCAAGCCCAGCTATGTTGATGACGAACTTATCCCTTACCTTGATGAGCTAGACAAGCCAAAGAATTATCCTTTGACACCTTGGCCTCAGCTGAACACAGTAATTGGTGGATTGCGACCAGGTGCACTTTACATTGTTGGAGCTAGACCAGGTGTAGGTAAAACTGTTGTTGGCTTACAGCTTGCTTGGCACTTGTCAAAGTCTGGACCAGTATCCTTTCACAGCCTTGAGATGGGCAAGACTGAGCTCTATAACAGAATCATCGCTCAAGAGTGTGAGGTGTATCTCGGAAACCTTGACAAGGGCATGGCTAGAGATCATGAGTGGGAAAAGATAGCCAGGACCATTAGACAGACAAAACATGAGCTTGCCATCCATGACAAGTCAGGGCAGACCATCCAGCAGATTAGGGCACTATCCAACAGCGTAAAGAATGACGGCAATCTGACCGCAATCGTTGTTGACTACCTTGGCTTGATTCAAGACACAGAAAAGGGGCGAAAGCGATACGAGATGATTACCGACATCTCCATCGGGCTAAAGAACCTTGCCAGAGATCTAGAAGTGCCAGTGATTGCCCTAGCCCAGCTCAATCGAGGACCAGAGCAACGAAAGAACTCCGAGCCTGACATGGCAGACCTAAGAGATTCAGGTGGCATTGAGCAGGATGCCGATGTTGTTATTTTGCTTCACCGAGAGCAGGTTGAGGGTGACAAGGATTGGGAGAAGTCGCAGATGATTATGAATGTTGCTAAAAATAGACATGGCACAACAAACAAGGCTTGGCTTACCTTTGAAGGTCATCACGCCAGAGTGCTTGATAAAGATGCCAAAGGCTAAGATTATGGCGTGGATGACAATGTTGCCTTGTGTTGCCGATGTGGAGCGACC